TGTACAATGGCGAGAGAAATAAAATGGGAGTTTAAACCATTACCCCGACAGCAGGAAGCCTTACAATACCTTAGCAATGACAGTAAGACCGAAGTAATACTTTACGGCGGAGCTGCGGGCGGTGGAAAAACAATGCTAGGTTGTACTTGGCAAATTTTAAGACGTTTAAAATACCCAGGCACACGATCATTAATAGGCCGTGCTAAATTAGATACACTAAAAAAAACTACAATAGCTACCTTTATGGAAGTGGCTAATAGTATAGGATTAGTGCCCGGGCAGGACTTTACCTATAATCAACAAAGCCATATAATTAAATTTATTAACGGCTCAGAAATTATACTAGCCGACCTGTTTTTATACCCTAGCGACCCGCATTTTACGGACCTAGGAGGGTTAGAAATTACAGACGCCTTTATAGACGAAGCTACCGAAATAAGCGAAAAGGCATTTAACATAGTCAGCTCCCGTATTCGTTACAAATTAAACGAGTACAATTTAGAGCCAAAAATATTACTTACCTGTAACCCGTCTAAAGGTTGGATCTATAACCAATTTTACCTACCCTATAAAAATAAAAACTTAGCAGAGCACCGCGCTTTTATTCAGGCGCTACCTGGAGACAATTTACACCTACCTAGCGGCTACGTTGTAAGCTTGCAGAGGTTACCCGAAGTAGATAGAAAGCGCCTACTAGAGGGGGATTGGGAATTTGATAACTCAGCAGATAGGCTGTACCATTATGACGAGCTTATAAGGTGTTTCCGAGAGCCGTTAAATGTAGGTGAAACTTTTATAACGGGGGATATTGCGCGACTTGGTAAAGATAGAACGGTACTTTGCGCATGGAAAGGTTTAAACTGCGTAGACATTGTTATATTAAGACAAAAAAGACAAGATGAAGTAAAGGCAGAAATACAGCGCCTGCAGAAAATGTATAACGTAAAACTCTCTAACGTGCTCGTAGATGAGGATGGGGTGGGGGGTGGTCTAGTCGATGCTATGCGCTGTAGAGGTTTCCAAAATGGCAGTAAAGCGGTTAGAGGTAGCCATTACCAAAACTTAAAAGCTGACTGTTATTTTAAGCTAGGCGAGTTAATAGATAAAAACGAAATAACTTTACCGGTAAGATTACAAGAGGAAATAATACAAGAGTTGGAGCTTATTCGTAGGGTAGACCCCGATAAAGACGGCAAGCTAAGAGTAACGAGTAAAGATACTATTTCACAGCGTACGGGTGGACTGTCGCCCGATATTGCCGACGCTATAATGATGCGCGCCTATTTTGAGCTTAGACCTAATTATAATAAATACGCATTCGCTTAAGTTGTGTAGTTTATTTTCCACTATAAGCCTGATTTTGTAGATTATTTTCTACAACTCCTAAAAAGTGTAAAATTTTACATTTATTAGTACTTAAAAATGTTACAAAAAAAAAGGCCTACCGTTGTAGACCTCTTTTCTCTTAACCAATAAACACTAAATTAATGAACATGACACAGCAATAATTTAGCTCTACAAATGTAAATGCTTAAAACTATTGTTAATAAGATAGTTGTTAAACGAATGCCTAAGTTATTAAATAGAATTACTTTTATAATATGAAAACATATCAATTTATTCACCCACGAACTGCCGAGGTTTTTTCGGTAAATGGAGAATGGGTATTTGATGAAGACAATTCTTGGCGAGTTAAAATTAAAGAGAAAACAGTAGCTATATTCACAAAAGATTTTTCTTTTGTCATGTGCGAAAATATAGAAAATGAGGCACGAAGAAAGTAAAATACAGGAGTTGGTAGTACGCTATTTACGAGTAGCTTACCCTACTGCGCTTTTTTGTGCAAGTTCGGGAGGTGCTAGAATGAGTATGAAACAAGCACTAGTTATGAAGCGCACGGGTTACGTTCGTGGCGTTCCGGATCTAGCCATTTACGAGCCTAGAAATAATAAGCACGGTCTATTTATTGAAATAAAAACGGATAAAGGCGTAGCTTCCTCATTCCAAAAAGAATGGCAGGAAAAGTTAATAGAACGAGGTTACGAGGCGAAAATATGTAAAGGCTTAGATGCATGTATAAATGTAATAGATGAGTATTTTAGATCGTGAAATAAATAAGTATTACGCCGAATGGCGGAGAATTGCCCGAAGCGAATACCCAGGCAATACGGATAAAGCCGACGACCTTTTACACGAAGTACTTGTAAAAATACTAGAGGGCGACCGAGCTAAAATGGAAGATATAATAAAGAGGAACAAGTTTAAGCGATATGTTAGCAGCTGTATTTGCTTTATGGCTCGCTGTTCTAATAGCTCATTTAATTATAAGGTAATGAAGTTTGAAAAGTTGCGCACGGAGCTTAACCACGATATACAAGAGGACTTTACAAGCGCAATACCTACGCGCTTATTCAATGAGCAAATAGATATTTATATTAGTCGCCTGCCATTTTTTGAGCGGGAGCTATTACTACTTTACGCCCTAGACGATTTTAGCTACCAAAAATTAAGCGAGGAAACTAATATAAGCCGCAGCTATTTATACCGAACAATAGAAAACGCTAAAACCATGCTAAGAAATTCACTAACCTTAAATAAGTACGATGTTAATAAATGAAAACGACTATAAGGCAAGGCTAGATATTTGTAAAGCCTGTCCGGTATTCAACGAGAAGTTCGGAACTTGCGGACCTCCAACAAATGCTATTAACCCATTTAAAAAACCCCATACACTAGACGGCGTTACATTTAAGCCGTGTGGTTGCCCCGTTGCCCATTTGGCTAGCTATGCGGTCCAAGACTGCCCAGGTAAGAGGTGGCCAAAGTTAAACGCGGAGCAATGGAAGCCTCAAGCCATGAAGTTTTTACAAGAGCTAAAAGAGAGAGGTGAAAAGCAATATAACACGCGAATGAGCGCCAAGGAAGTTAGCCAAGTTTTCGAGCTAAGAAAAGAGCTACTTGGCAAACGTGATAATAAGACATTCACGAACTGCGGAAGCTGTATGAAAGAGCTTATTAATACATTAACTATTTTTTTGGCCAACGATCTAAAGACTACTGAGCCTGTACCGACAGTAGAAAAAAAGAAAAGAGGCCGTAAACCTAAAAACCAACAAATATGATTTTAAGCATTTACTTATTAGTACTTAGTATTCACACCGTATTTTTAAGCGCATACGTCGCTAAATACGAAGCCGAGTTTGTTACTTGGTATACATTCTTAGGTATATTCCTTACGGGCTTAGTATGGCCTTTATTTTGGTGCCATTGGTGCTACTTAAATTTCTTCAAAAAAAAGTGAATAACTTTATTTTTAATGTATCTAAAAATTAGTAATATTTGCAGTATGCGAAATAAGGGTTTAGAATTAGTTTGTATTGATTGTTTAGTTATGCCTGGGGTGGTTTCGCATACGCCCTGGGCATTTTCTATTTATGATTAGAAAGCTCCATTTAACCTGCGTAAGGCATAGCGCAGTATCAAAAGCCTAAACTTGTAGAACTACGCTACTTGGACCGAGTAAATGCTCCTTGTGAGCGTGAACGTTTGTTTTTCTTGGGGGAGCTTTTTCTTTTCTTTCTTTTTCTTTTTTAGCTTTTTTCTTTTTCTTTCTTTTCTTTTGAATATGTTTAATATTAATAAGTATATTTAAGTATATATAACTAATTAGAGTAAAATACTATATTTATTACACTAACTAATATGAGTATACACAAACGAATTATAAGAACTATTTTAGCTCTTGAAAAGATTAGTTTCGATTTTGACGGAGTTTTAACAACTAAAAATGGAATTTCACTAATTAAACGCAAACTTACTGAGGGTTACGACGTTTATATTATTACTGCGCGCGGATCCGCAAGACAAAATCCCGTTTATAAATTAGCTGAGGAGCTAGGAATATCTAGAAATAAAGTATTTATTACGGGTAATAACTCTAATAAGATATTAACTATTAAGAGGTTAGGTATTAATAAACACTATGATAATAACCCAGACGTAATTAAACGCATTAATGAAATGACAACAGCAGAGGGGGTGCTTGTAAGTTATGAGTAATGAACACGCATTTTTAAGAGCTCAGGTTAAAGCTTTTCATCCTTATTGGAGTAACGAACAAATTAACCAAGAAGTAGAACGTATTTTAAACGAGGGTGAGGGTGGCGAAGATGAGGGCTGTCTCTACTGTGGATCATAAAGAAACAACTTAAACAAAATAAAAAAATGGAGTACCAATTAATTAACATTGAAAGCCAAGGTTATTACAGTTATACTAACGCTATTGTATCTTTAGAGGGCAATAATATAGTAGTTTATGAAGATGCCGAAAATGGAAGTATATTAGCAATATTTCCAACAGCTCTTTATATTTGTACTTACGTAGAGCCAAAGGGATAAATTAAAATAACATGATAAGGGACTATTTAGCTATAGATCAGTTAAGCCTGCATGAGGATAACCCTCGGACTATTTCTAAAAAGAAATTTAATAAGCTTAAAAAGTCTATAGCTAATTTTCCCGATATGCTAGGAGCTCGCCCCATTGTAGTTAATGAAAGCTACCAAATACTAGGCGGCTCTATGCGCTTTCGTGCTTGTCAAGAGCTAGGCATTACAACCGTGCCCGTTATTATTGTTAATTGGTCCATAGATCGCCAACGGGAATTTATGGTTAAGGATAACATAAGCCTTGGAAGTTGGGACCTGGATAAGTTATTTAACGAGTGGGAGCCTGAGGAGATTAAAGAATGGAATATACCGGTAGTACATGAGGTAATGTTAGATGTATTCGACAGGCAGGAAATTACATTTAGGCTTAACCAAAAAGAGGCGGACTTTGTTACAGCGGAACTTGGTAAAATTGGAGTAAACCTTGAACATGCGCTACTTAAATTATTGAATTACAATGAGTGAACAAAACTTAACACTAAAAAAGGAAGCCATGATACAGGCTTTAGAAAAGAGTTTAGGCGTAGTTACTAGCGCTTGTAGATCAGTAGGAATAAGTAGAACTACCCATTACGAATGGCTACAAAGCGACCCCGAGTATAATAAAGCCGTGCAGTCATTAACCGACTTAGCTTTAGACTTCGCAGAAAGTAAACTACATTCTTTAATTCAAGAGGGAGATACTACCGCAACTATATTTTATCTAAAGACCAAAGGCAAGCAACGCGGATATATTGAACGCCAGGAAGTAAGCACGGAGCTTAAGAGTATTAACATAACTATAGACGGGGGTAGTACGAATATATGAAGATAAGCCTTAAATACTCAGACCAAACGCTAGGCACATTTATAGATTTTATGGGCGCGGGTAATGATCCTTTAGCTCAGCTCTCAGTTATTCTAAATAAAAAGCGCGACCAACTTAGGGAGCTACCCATGGAACAAGTAGAGCAGGTAATAGCCTCCTACATTTATAACTTAAAACAAGAGGAAAAAATATTTAAGCAATTCGTAGAGCTAGACGGTATTAAATTTGGCTTTCACCCTAACCTTAAAGCTATAACATTTGGCGAATGGTTAGACGCTATGGAATACGCTAAAGATTTACCTAGGAATTACGATAAACTTTTAACAGTACTCTATAGACCTGTTACAGCGGAATTTAACGACCGTTATACTATTGAGCCTTACGATGCAGATGTGCATAGTAAATACGCAAGTAAAATGAGGCAGTTACCTTTACCGGTTGTAAATGGTTGCATGCTTTTTTTTTCGACATTACTAAGCGACTTAATGAGCAATTCCCCCGAATACTTGGAGGGTTTGGTGAAGCAGATACAAACGGAGATAACGGAACTGAGCGAGGTAAAACTTTAGCCAA